AGCCCGGAGGTGTGAGGAGTGAATACAACTCGTCAAAAGGGCCCGACGTAGCTGCCGCAACTGTTGTACTAACGTTGTTGCTGACATTCGTCAGGATCTGCTTGACAAGGCGTCGCTCCGCAATACTGGAGCGTTCGTGAAAGAATCCAGTGGATTCAATCGTATTCACATACGCTACCTTAGGGGCTGCTGTGTATCCAGCCGCGTTCTGCCCAGAGACGGATTCCATTACTGGGATCTCGATCCGAGTGTTCGCCCTCCACACGCCCGAGGGAAGTCGCTTCAGCTTCAGGGTGATAACTCCCTGAGCATATACCGGGACGGATGTAACACCTTCCCGATAGATAGCGACAACTTCATCGAGCTTTGCGTCTTTAACGACGCTTTGCGCGAGAAACGTGTGGGATGCGGGCGAGGCCGCGCCGTCGAAAACGACGATGCTTGCTTGTGCAGTCATGATTTGACTCCTGTGAAAGAGGGGTTACCTCTTGGGTGAGAAAACGCTCTGAACAAGAGCGAGAGCATCCAATAACCGAGTTGCCGGGCTTGCGCCAAGCGGGTTACGGAACGTAGGTAAAGGTACACTAAGACTTGTATGAATAGTCCGAGTGATGTTCACTTGCGCAATATAGCCAGATGGATCGCTACGCTGCGTATTGAACTGCGCGTCGCCAACAAAGGCGACCATCTCAGTGACGCGACCACGGTACCAATCGTGTGTCGTACGCACAAACTTACCCTCCATCTCGCTGACAATGTTCCGCGTGGATAGATAATTACCTATCGGCACGAACCAGTCAGCGACAAACGATAAAGGGATAACTTCCCACGCAATAGATAAAGGATCATCAAGACCCAGGTACGCAGGAAAGGAAAACGGCTTCTCACTTAGAGTAGCTTGAATGTATTTCACGTAGGCACCTTTCCCCGTGACGGTTTTAATACCACCGCCACTAGGGATTATCGTCCTATTTATTCGCGAAGAAACACGAAGCGACTTTTGGCGAGGAACGTCTAGCTGTCGGATACTATCTGAAAGATCATATATATCCTTGAGCATAGGACGCCATGCGTACCGCATCTCGAGCCAAGCTTGGTACCAATCCTCGACCTTATAAGG